TCAATGCGCTTGCTGAACAAGATATAACTGACGGAAAAGTAAAAGATAAAGCTATTGCTACCAAGATGGTTAAAGGAACAACTAAAGCCGTTCGCGCACTATGGCAACACTCTAGGGGTACGCTGGACCAGGACAGTGAAATTAGCACGTATATCACTGAGTTTTTAGAAGACGGTGCCAAAACTGGTTACTTTGATTCTAAAGACGTAAACCAGATTGCTAAAGATTTAGAGTCCCAATTAAATATGGGTAAGAAAAACTTTAAAGGTAACCTAGCACGAACCAAGAAGACGGTATTGGATTTTGTCGAACACGCTAATAGCTCGATTGAGAACGGCGTTAGGTTATCTGCGTATATTGAAGCCAGAAAAGCCAACGTGAGCAGAGTAAAATCCGCAAGCTTTGCCAAAAACTTAACGGTCAACTTTAACCGTAAAGGTGAAATGGGTACATTGCTCAACAGTTTGTTTATGTTCTTCAATGCAGCAGTTCAAGGTAATGCCAACTTTGCTAGAGCAATACTCACTCCGATAAAAGATGAACAGACAGGCAAGCGCAAGCTAAACCGAGCGCAAAAAATTGCAGGCGGCATTACCATGAGTGCCGTGGGATTTGCTTTGCTGAGTCGTGAAATGGGTGGTGAGGATGAAGACGGTGAGCCCTATTGGGATAAAATACCGAAAGGCGTTAGAGAGCGTAACTTAGTTATTTTAAAATCACTGCTAGGTGGTGAGCCTGGCGAGTATTGGAAAGTACCTTTGCCTTATGGTTACAACATTTTCTATAACTTAGGTGATGCTGCCGAGGCAGCAGTTAATAGCAAAATACGTAAGAAAGGTGACTTGCTTGCTGAAATGGCTTTATCTGCTTATGGCTCATTCATTCCACTTGGTTCGCCGGTCGGTGATAACGCAGCCGAATCGCTGTTACTTGCAGGCATACCGACGATTGGCAAGCCAGCAGTTGAACTAGCCATAAACAAAAACTTCTTCGGTGGTCAAATCTACCGTGAAAACTTGTCCTTTGGTCCTCAAAAAGCTGATGCTGAAATGTCTATGCGTAGCACACCAGAAGCTTACAAAGTTGTGTCAAAGTTTATGAACGAGTTTATGGGTTTAGGTGGGGGAAGCGAGTACAAAAGTGGCTACGTTGATATTAGCCCAGACTCAATTGAGCATATGATGGAATTTACATTAGGTGGATTGTATCGATTCTCTATGAGAGCGACCGATAACGCTAACACTGTCGCAAGAGGTGGAAATCTTGAATTGAATAGCATTCCGTTTGCCAGACAGCTTAACGGTCAAATACGGCCCTTTGCAGATATAAGTAGTTTTTATGATGCCAGGCAAGAACTAAAGAATGTAGAGGCTCAGTTCAAATTACTTCGAGGTAAAGAAAAATTAGAATATAGACAGGAGAATATAGGGACGTTTAGATTAAAAGGATTGATGAAAATCTCAGACCAGCGCATGAAAGCACTACGAGAGAAGCGTGACAGGATTGAATCTGACGACTCGTTAGCATTTGCAGAGCGAGAACGGCAACTTGATGTAGTTCAAGATCAGATGAAAGAAACGGTTGCCAGGTTTAACAGTCGATATAATAAAGTTAAGTAAACCACTTTATATAAACATCACTAATTATAATAAAGGCAAGGAAGCCAATCACATAAAAGAAACCCCAAAACTTAAAATGCTCTAAGAATATTTTTAGAGCACTTTTGCGTGGACGACCACTGTTGTACTCGTCGATTAATTCTCTTGATGTTTTCCTACTCATAAAAATTTACTCTCAAAGTTTGAGGGTTACACAATAACACAATTAAAAGTGAACTCACTTATGCCAATAACTAAGTCACCTATTGACTCAATTTTTAGAAAGCCTACAACGGGCATATATATACCACTTCTAAACCTTAACGCAGTAAACCCAGTAAAACCAATAGCCGCAGCAATAAGACGTATTTTTACACCCCTTCTAGGTAGTGGTTCACAGCATTATTTAGTTAATACTCCCCCTGTATTTAATGCAGGCTTTAAAGTAGAGTTTTTATTAGCTGGCACCTTTAAAGCTGATAGACGAGTTTTCGGTATAACCGACACTGCTGGTAATATATTTACGGTAATAACAAGGCCAGATGGCGGTGTCGGGGTATTTTCAAGGGGCGCTGGCTCCAATAAATTTGTGGCTACATCTGGTGTTGATGTTTTGGACGGCAAGCTAAATAAAATAAATTTAATCTATGACGATGCAGCAAATACTTTAAAGGTGTCTAATAACGGGACGCTAGTTCTCAATGAAACTTTAAACTCTAATCAAGTACCCGATTTAACAAATATAGATATTATGAAAGTCGGTGCAGGTGAAAATAATAACTTTGTTACTTTTACTGGTTTCTTGGCTGACTTTAAACTTTATAACGATGATGTTTTAGTAATTGATGCCCCTTTGGACAAACAGTACACAGCAATACAGCCAACAGTTATAAATAAAGCCGCTACTTTAGGAAGCGAAGAAATACCAAATGTAGTGTTTGCTAATGCAACAGGTTGGGATTCTCCAAGAAATGATAGTGTAATTACTGTTTCTAACGGCAATTTAAGGTCTACGGCAGACTCAAGTTCTACGTTTGGGTCTGCAGCAGCTATGACTAGTCTAGTTGTAGGCAATACATATTTAGTAGAAAGCTTAATTAACTCAAGCAATGCATCAGCTAACGCTAGATTAAGGGTTTCAGAGGACCAGACTTTAAATTCAGTAACAGCATCGCGCGATGATGCAAGCGGAATAAATGTTAGCCTAACTTTTGTAGCTACAGCTACTACTATGCATATTGGCACGATTGTTACAGGTCACTCCAGCGGTGACTTTGTTGATATAGAAAGAATATCAGTTAAAGACATACCAAATGCAACGCCATATTTAACAGCCGTTAATCTCAACAATGCTGGTTCAGAGTTTATTGCTAGTGATGATTATGGTTGGCTAGGTCAAAATGAAGTCGGGTCAACTGATAGAATCGGGTCAGATTGGACGAATAACGGAGATGGAAGCTTTACTATAGATACACCTGACGGCAATATAAATAACTGTAACCTAAGGTTTTCAAAGCTCTCTACTGGCTCAAGATATTTAGTGGAGCTTACAGCTACCACACCAGTAGGTAGTGATAAAGTAAGGTTAAGAGATTGCACACCGAATGTAGACTATGATACCGCCGGTAATTTTGCTGACATTGTAATCCCTTTTAATAATAATACCCCATCCTTCAACAGGGTTGCGGGGCAGTCTTTTGTGCAAACTATATCTAATATATCTAACAGACAAGTGTTGGAGATTGCGGAGGTATCGCAATGAAGTGGTCAATGATAAGCGAGCAAACCGCTGTTACTAACCCTGCTTTGGAATGGTACAAGAAGTGGCCCTCTATGGTGGGCGCTCCTCACGATGGAGTCAACAGAGTACATTGCCATTGCCCTCCCGCTGAGTTGTTAGTTGGAGTTGAAGAAGTGCTTCTCTTTGATCATGAACTAGCTGAGACGGATAGACCTTCAGCAGTGCTGCTATCAATAAGACAAGCAGCCGAATTTATGACAGCAGCGACCCCTAGAGTTCTTACTGGAGAGTCTTGGTTGTTCAATGAAATGTACCATACTAGATATTTCTGGTTATGGTGTAAGTTCTATCAAGAAACCGAAACAGCACGTTTTGAAGATGATTACTTGCACGTATTTGGTGTAGTCGCAGGAGCAACAACACAAGAAGAAGCAAGCCAGCAAATTAAAGCTTACTTTAGTAATTAATTGATGGGGTTAATAGCCCCTAATTAAAAACATAACTAATCTTACGCAATAGTAATATTTATTATTATGCAATGTCTGTGAGTAAAACAGCAGAGCGCATTGACATAGGTTGCTCGACTAACCAGATAGATTTAGTCTCAAACATTAATACTTTTGCTTTTTCTTGCATTAGAGCTTTTGTAATAGGGCATTCACTAATCATCAACTCTGCCTTTTGTAGATCTTCATAAGTAAATGGGACTAAGCTTGGGCTTGCTGTACTCATCATTTGGTTTTCAATTCTAGATTTGTTCAACCACATCATTTTAAGGATCTGCTTATCTAAGTTATCAATCATAGCTTGGGTTTTATCGCTGTATTTGGTTTCCATAAATCCTCATATTTGTGGGTAATGTTCACCTTCTAGGTATACCGTCATATACTGTGTAGCCGTACCAATCTAAAATACCAATCATTCTTTTAATATGTTGTTCTGTCAAAGGACGTTTTACTATTGCATCTTCACCAAGCCAATCGAGCACTTCTTTGTGTGATTTTTTGCCATAGTTAGCAATACCATATTCCCTTTTTGGATCTATGTAACCGTTGATAACACCTTCAAGTATATCCTCTCTTGTTTCATATCCATGGCATTTTAAACATTGCACTGTTCTTTTAGATAGCTCAGTCAAATTACTAGGAACCATTGATAGCACTGTTGACATAAACCCTCCTATTTAACTATTGTGTTAGTAGATCGTTGCCTGCTCCAGATATGCTCCACAAACAAACCTAATTAATCCTAATTAAACCTAATAGCATCTTGGTCGCCATCCCTTGCTATATATGGCTTAGGCTATGTGTGGCGCGTGATACGTAACTACTCGGAAAGGTACAGAACATCTTCTGAATAAATTACATACCACATACTATTTCCTATATATTTCATATACTTAACTGTTTATACCTTTATTATGCTCCATATATGCTCCACTGAAGCCTAATTTTTCATTCAACGCATCACGATATGACAGCGGTTCTTGTTCGATCCATTTGCCATAAATGTTCCTGATCATGCCCCAATCTTTGTGACCCATCTGTTTGGCAACATATAATGGCTCTGCACCATTTGACAACAACCAAGACGCATAACTATGTCTAGTTTGATATGGTCTACGCCAACGCACACCGGCCACTCTTAAAAAGTTATTCCACTTCTCATTATTAAATATTTGTGAAGTGCTAAAAGGTGATGGTTTAGATCCCCCTCCATTATTGCCACCTGGTATGCGGTAGAAAACAAACCTGCAAACATCAGTCCTTATGTCTTTGAATGCCAAGACTACAGGAACATCAAATTTTTTCAGCATAAAGGTAATTTCTTTCTGTGCGAGTAATGCTTGATAAGCTGGCTCAAGTAGTTCTATTTCTCTAACTGACGATTCAGTTTTGGGTAGTTTGTATTTACTGCCTGATTTATTTCTAACAACTTTTAACACACGTTTTTTTAAATCAATGTCTTCCCAGGCTAAAGCGGCTAATTCACCTGGACGTAAACCGGTCCAAAATAATAGCGTGACCATATTCCGATCACTTGGCTCTTTGATTTTTTCAATAATGCGGTTGTACTCTGACGAGTCAAAGGGATCCACATCATCAACTTCATGTTTAGTTGATAGATGATCAAAGTCAGCAAAGGGATTATCTACTAAAATTTTATCTCTCAGTGCTCGCTTGAACGCTGGCGCTATTCTGTCAAAGTACGTGTTTATGGTGCTGGCTTTTAAACCTGAGTTGATGAATGTCGTTTGTACTCGCTCTAAATCTCTTGTTGTTAGCGACTTGGCCAGTATGCCTCCAATCTCACTTTTAAACTTATCTATTGAAATGCTAATGCCTGACGATGTGGATGCGGAAACTTTAGGAAGTTTATATTCATAATAATCTGACATTACTTCATAGCATGACTTAGGTGCGCCGCGATCACTTGGAAAATGTTTTTGCCAGAATGCTAACTGATCGTTGTTATACAATCCAAACTCAACATCGAGGTCAATAGATGATAATTTTTTACGGGCTTTTAGAATGTTGTCTATGGTGGGTTCGATACCAAGAGAGCGTTTAACCTGGTGCCGCCGGTCTGGTAAATTAAAAGATATTAATAGAGCGTTACCCCTTAAAGATACGCCCTGAGTAGATTCAAGGCGTTTTAATATCTTTTTGTCCATTGCTATGCGACCTTTTTGCGCCCCCTGGTAGAAGGGACTTCATTGTTTTCTATCCAATCATTAAAGCGCACAGCATGTATAACAATCAAGCCTTTACCATCATATTTCCATACTTTGCCACGTTCCAGTGTTCCTTCTTTGCACCAATCGCGCAAAGTAGCGACAACATAACCAGTTTGATCTGCTATCCAGTTCAACCTTTTCCATGGTATTAATTCGCTCATACAACCTCCATAGCCAGAAACACTAGCATTGCTGCTACTAAAGGTGACTTATTTTCATTTTGAAATAAGGCTGAGTCACACATATCTCCAAACTTTGCAGCGGTCCATTCATCAGTCATATCGTTAGGGTGAATTAAAGCAATCCTATACTTTTCAATTATAGGTCCAGCATCAGCCCATGATCTTGTATAGCAAATTTGTTCCCACGCTTCAGATTGTTGCCCATTCTCTGTTTTAGCTGCCCATACCGTGTCAGGGTATTGAGCGTGATAAGAGGGTGTCATTCCAGTCCGCGCTGAATCTTGCATTTCTTGAACTAGTAACCCTAATTTTTCAGCAACAGCTTTGTTAATTTCAAAATTTGACTTGCTCATAATTCACTCGCTTGCTTGCGTAAATTAAACGCATGACCTAGACCAAGGTCATACACAATTTCATCATGCACACTTCTATTCGCCATAGGCTCAATAAAATCCTCAATGCCTTTGGCTTGCATTTCTAAATCGCGCTTAGTCACTAAAAAAGGTTCTGCGTCTGCTTTACCTTCCAATATTTTAACTTTAGCCAAAAGCTCTTTTAGTCTATCTGCTTGCTCTTTGCAGGTGTTCCACAGATCGTTAAGAATTTTTTCAGCTTCAAGCTCAGTCATAGCTTTATCGCCATCGTGTAACTGGACACCAGACGTAGTTTTATGAAAAATAAATCGTTCGCTCATAAGTCACCCGCTTGCTTGCGCAGAGATTTTATTAAGTCTTCAATCCAAGTCACAGGTATTTTGTCAGGATCCTCTAGTCCTTTTTGCTTTAATATTCCGTAAGATATGCGTGAAGCTAACCGCCCTGCTGTGTTTTTCCTCCAATCGTTAATACTTGCCTGCAAACCTGTTGACATAGTTACAAGGTCACGTTTAGCCAGTTCATCCTTAAATAGTCTTTGAACACACTCAAAGGTTAAATCAGGTGATTCATTGAATATTGTTTCAACTTTCTCAAGTAATATTACCTTTTCATCAAGCGCTGCAAGTTTATCTGCTTGCTCTATGATAGTTTTGATAGCAGCATCAGCAATCATTGGCATATCGTATCGCCAGCCACTTTTACTTACAGAATCACTTTCATAATAGACTTCTATCACTGCGTATTCTAAATCTTGAGACTCGGTAGTCGATAATGTCTGTAATATGTAGAGGGTGTTTTCCACATCTGTCATTGTTTTTTGTTTATCTATGTTGTTAGTGCTCATGCTAATTTCAACTTAAATTCAACAAATTTAAAAGGCTGTGGATCTGGTGAATCGTGATAGGCGCTAATTTCTTTTATCGCTCTTTTTGAAAGCCAGGGGTTAGGTCTAATCCCCCAATCAGGCTTTTCTTTTGATTGTGTTGTCAGCATCACAATACTGCCATTATTCATAAAAACATCATTTTCTGTTATGTAGTATTCATGCCGTCCAATTTTTAATTTTATGCTTTTTTTTGATTCATCTATGTTGTTAGTGCTCACGCTGACCTCCTAAAGCTTAAAGTTGCGTATGTGACGATTAATTCATTTAACTTACTCATGTTTTGTAGCTGTTCGTCCCACAGCTTTTTTTCGTCTTCCTGGTAAGTATTCATTTTTAACTTTAGTGACTTTTCTTTCTTAACAGCTACTTGAAGCCACTTAATAAAATCTGGTGATGTTCTATCTACTCCGCTTGAAAGCTTGCTACCCAGCTCTGCCTGCAATTCAAGAAATTCAATTCCTGGACAAACCTTTAAAAGCAACTCGATTTTTGATTGACGGTTTTTTAGCTTGTCAATTTCACGCTGTATTACTTCCATTGAATAGCTCATAAGTCACCCTTCTTTTTAACTATTGTGCCTACGTAATTAACATCTAATAGCCATTTAAAATCACGCTCTATTAGTCTAAAAACGTCATTAGGTTTTTGGTGCCACACTTCAATCATATGATTATAAAAAGGCTCATAGCGTGGGCTACGTAAAAGCTGTAATTGAATTTCGATTTGTTTCACTTGGTTAGTTCATCTTGGACTGTTGAAGAACTACTAACTCGTTTTTTTCATCTAAATTTCCCTGGCAAAAATCTCTAGCGAACTCATGCCCTTCTTCTTTTATTATTGTACTGAGCGTCAAAGCGCAGCAACTTTCAATAAACATTGCATATTCATCAGGACTTAATTTTTGGACTAATGGCGAGTTAAATGCGTTCTTTAGCGCAATTTTAACATTTGAATTAAAGTTTTTCATAAATCACCTGTATGTAGTTAATCGGTAATACCATTTCTAAGACACGCATGTCGTACAGAGCTTTGATTAGCCTTTAACTTCCTGGCTATTTGACTGTAATTCATTTTTTTTGCTCGATATTTAGTAAGTATTGGCACCTTACGATCCCAATTAATTCTTTGTCTTTTAGGGGTAACAGTTGATAGCTCAACTATGCCTTGCATTACCGCGTTGTAATTAAAGTCAAGTGGCTCACGGTGACCACGTACCCAACTTATAATTTGTGCGCGGTAGTAACCGCAATGCTTCGCTATATCGGTTGTAGTATGTGGTGATTTATTTACCGCGGCCCATAGCGCCAATTGTTTGGCGCTTAGGTTTTTGGGTTTAGGTGCGCTTAGTTTCACGCAGCCTTATTACTTGCATATTGACGAGCCATTGCACCCGCATGTTTCTTGGGCTCTGCTGGTAGCTTTGTTTCTTGAAGTGCGGCCAGATAACCGGCTATGAAAGCGGCTTCAATTAACGTTGGTAAGCGACCAAACACGCTTTTAGTTGAACTGGTAGCGGTGTCACGGGTAACTGTAGGAGTAACCGGATTAGGAACAACTACGGGCTCACTGGTTGTATGAGTGTTTCCAGTGCGTTGGGTTAGGCGTTCGTCAGAAATGGTCCTTTCGTATGCGCCCTCAGACTGTCTTCTGGCTTCTAGCTGTTCAGCATCCCAAGTTGCTTGAGCATTTAAAAAATATGCCTCAATTTCATCAGACGCTTTTTTGGCCTTTGCATTTCTTAACCTGGCTTCTTCGTCAAGCTTGGCTTGAGTAGCTTCCGTCTTAACCTTTTCTTTCGCCGCATTTTCAGCATTGATCTTAGCTTGTTCAGCCGCAGCTTTAGCTGTTGCCTTGGTTTCTTCTTCTTTGCGTATCTGTTCACGAAGATCATCAGCTTTTTTCCGTTCATTTTCCTTGTGTTCAGATATACGAATTTTTATTATCGCTTTAAAATCATCGTTCGCTTTAAATGCAATGTTGCGCCAATCTGAAAACAAGAATCTGTACTTTTTGTGATGCTCTATAAACGATAAGTTTTCTTGAGCAATTTCAAGCCAACCATTAAGTTCAATTTTGATTTTAGATACGGCTGTATCTGCGGCATTTTGGAGTGAGTCGATCATCTTCTTGCCTTTCATGGCATCACTAATTGAAATGTCACTTACAGGTGGTAAAACATCAAGCTTTTTAAAAATACTGGTATGGACAAACACTTCATTCTCTGCCAAAACAATTATTCTTTCGCGCAATTCTGCTTTACGCGCCTTAACAAGCTTTGCTTCGCGTAGTCTTGATTGGCTGAGTTGCTTTTTTATATCACGTAAGCTGTTGACGAATGCGCTAATGTCGGCAGACTCACTTAACGCCAACTCACAAGCATCATCACAAGCGGCCTCACCTTTGCTAAATATTTTTTGCCTAGATTCTGCATCAGCGAAGTTTTGATCCGTTTCTAGCGTACCGTTACTGCTTTCTATCAAAGCAAGTGCTAAAAGTTGAAAATCATCTAGGTTAGACTTTAACGCCATACCATTCATTTGGTACTTAATAGCCGGTAGGTCGCTTATTACTTCTGCTACAACCTTTTCAGTCTTAGCCTGTGGCTCATGGGTTTCTAAATCGATAGCGAACTGCGCCCAACCTGCGATTAGCTGTTCACGGCGCTCAGGGATAGACTCGTACCACATGGAATAAAACTTTTCTTCTGTGCCATCGCTACAGACAAATAGAACTTTTTCGGCACCAGACACCATTAATTGTTGCTCTAACTGCCAATAATAATCGGGTCCAATTGTGCTGTTTAAAACGTTTTCAGCCAAAATTTTATTATAAATTTTATGCTCAAAAGCAATATCTTCCATCATTGTCAAACCATCAAAAGATGCCATGAATTTAGTATCTTCAAGCAATCCAACAACAGGATATAATTCTGAATCAATAAGTTTTGCTGCAAGGGGTCGGGCCATTGCTTCTGCCAAGTGACCAGCATCAAACAATTTCTGCAAATGATCATCAACCTCAGTGGTCCAGCCTTTTTTGCTATCAAGTAATTTTGTACGGCTAATGTGTTTTGAGTCACCCATCATCATTGGTGCTTCGCTTGCTGGAAAGTTTACGCGACGAGCATCAAGCCATTCTTTACTGCCTTGTAATAAATCTAATTCAATCATGCTGTTTGCTCCTGGGTAAGATCATGTATTTGCTTGAGAATAAAATCTGGCACTTCGTTCTCAATTGATATTCTTTTAATGATTTTTTCTGGCGTTAATATGCCTTTTTGCATCGCGTTAGCCCATTCATTGGCCTCATCATTAAATCTTTCTTGAGTGTAAAGAGGCTTACCAATTGACTTTTTCTCTGGCTCACTAGATTTGCTGACCGGATTAATTTCACGCTCAACATAGTGCTTACCTTCCATTTCTTCGGCAGAAGGTTCTTGACCAATCTCAGGCCATGCTTTGCGTAATGCTTGAGCTTCAGTACATTTGGCTAGTTGACCGTGAATGCGCTTTGCCCACATTGAGTTTGGCATTTTTGAATATTTGCTTTGGGTAGCGTAGTTTTCTATCCAGTATTCTTTTGCTGAAAAACTTACAACACGATCACCAATTAACTTGTAAACCGTATACTTGCACCACTCAGGGTAAGTAATAGTTTCTGTTATTTTGTTCTTGTTAAAATCAGTACCCTCAAAATCTTGAGTAATGAGAGGCCCAAAAATTGGTTCATCTGCCCCTGCATAGTCACCGCTGCGGCTTGCTTGTATGCGGTAAAGGCCAACACCTGGCATTGGTACATCACGCATGACAGATTGACCGTTAAACTTAATGCTCATTGGTACTAAGTGAACCGGCTTTAACATTATGTCTAGGTTACGAGCTTTGCAGTAGTCAACCGCCATCACTATTGATTCAGGTTTGGCACCTGGGTAAACGCTGTTGCATAATGCGCCCCAAGTTGATTCATCAATACCGCGAGATACTAGGTATTCATTTTCTTCTGTCCAAGTTTTTTTGATTTCAGTGCTCATAGTGTCACCTCACTTAAAGACGCACTTCCATGTGCTTGAGTAAACTGTAATTCAATCGCGCAAATGTCGTTATACACTGCCTGCAAACGAGCTTTGTCGTCGATTAAAATGTTTCGCATAATTGGCGCGAATGCACCAGGCTCTAGGAATTTAACGAAAAGCGTCCCGTTATTCTCTGTGATTGATGCACTACCTTTTTTGCATCGGTTAAACTCGCGTTTCTTAGCGTGAACTTTATCTATTAACTGTATTGATGTACTCATGGTAAACTCCGTCTTGTTATCTTCTAGCGTCTGTCTCGACAACTCCGCTAGTTGGTGGTGAGCCCTTTAATTAGGGCTGTTTTACTTAGGTTGTGCAGCGCATGACTTAGAACAACTTTTACCCCATCCTCGTCTAATGTCAGCCGGTCTAGCCATAAACTTGGTTCCACAACGGCATGTTACTTCTGTGAAATTACCGCGTGGTTTACTCGCTTTGGATTTTCGATATATCAAACCTGGTGCAATGATAATTTCATCATCACGTAGTTGAGATAGTTCAATCCCGCCTTTCTTATCTTGAAGTGCTTCCCGATCAAAATCGTAAACCTTCCCATCTCTATCAATTGATTTTTCCATCATCACTCCTTACTGTTAGTGGTTAGTAGGGCTCCATCGCATTAGCTATCTGTTTTTTACTAAAACCGATGTGCTTACATCCTGCTTCAGTCGCTACATATAGATCGTCACATAGGCTTGATTTTATCTCTCTGACAAACCCCTCTTTTTCTAATCGCTTCATTGAAAGAACATCATCACCGCCAGCGGAGAAATGATTTCTAAAACCCCATTGTTTTTTCGTATAACGACTATCAGCACCAAGCATATGCTGAAGGTTTTTCGTGTCTGCTTCTTGTAGTTTGCCCATGGTTGTCTTATTCCTTACTGTTAGTGGTTAAGCTACTTTAGCTTCCAAAAGTGCTTTCTCAGCTTTGTTGTAAACTTCTATCAGCGTTGACATATCAGGTATTTCTTGAATGATTTGGTCCACTGTTAGCTTCTGAAAAAGAGTGTTAATATTTAATCCACAAAGTCTTGCTTGAATCTGTCCTCGATTTGCAAGACTTACGTCAATGCCTTTGACCTCAAAGGTCAGGTTATAAGTACCGTCACTGTTTTGAACTGCCATTACTTACTCCCGTAAATTTGACGAATAAACTCAATTATGTGAGGGCGCAAAATATCCTCGAGATTGCGCTTGCTCTCCCTGGCCATCATCGGATCTAGCGATTGAATAGCGTAGTAAGCCCAATTAACATCAGCATCTTTAGCTGCTGCCAATATGCTTATGGATGTGTCTTTTACATCTACACTACCTCTACTCATACACCGGTTAGCCATGCGCTCGAACTCTAATTCCAAAATTACTGGCCTTACTTCGTTGGTAAATATCGCACCCATCTGCATGTCTAGCGATGTAAATAGCTTTGTCGCTGTGTTCATTTCCATTTCTTGCTCCTTAATTAATTAAAAGCATGTTTTTAGTTTTTCAATAAAACAACTAAAGTATGTAATATAGACACAATAAAACTTGTTGTAAAGTAAATGTAGGATATAATTAAACAACTAGGACTTTGAATCGCTTGTGTTACTTCTGTATATTGCCCATGTCTGTATATTTCTACAGTCACAACAGGAGTTAATAACATGAAATTGATTGGACTATTATTTGTTGGATTTCTTTTTACAATTTTTACGAGTGCTGTAACAGCCAAGCCAAGTGAAGAAAATAAAAGATATAAAAAGTCTAATGAAACTTTAGTTTGTAAGATTGTTCCAAAGCTTTGCAAATTCTCTACAAGAGGCAATGGCGGCGGGTCTGAACCACCAAGTAGAAGGGGGTATGGCGCATCTAGCTTGGGTAATGGAGGCGGTTCTGAACCACCAAAACCACCAAAAAGATAAAATAACTGAGGAATAAAGTATGTGGGACTTGATTACGTGTATTGAAAGTTTATCGTTGGGAATTATAATTTTTTCGTTAATTGTTTATGTATCATGCGTAAGAAAAGTCACCGCATTTATTGTAGTTATTTCTTCTGTAGTCATTCTTGATATATTCCAGCAGTGGTATAGAAGTGAATTAAAGAAACTTTTTTATCTAGAAGATTACCTTTTTGAAATAAATACTGCTTGGTATTTAGGCTTTTCCATTACTAATACTATTTTCATTGTTATTGTAGTATGGTGTTTGAGTCGGGGCAATTTACTGCGCGATAGAGTCAGTGAGTTTGTAATAATCGCTTACTTATTTATGACAGCTTTGCAGATCATTAGATATTTGGATAAAACGGTGTTTGATACTGATTTAGTTGGATTTATTTACAGGACTAGCATTACTACCACTAACGTGGTTTTAAGCCTTGTGATTTTGGTTTATGTTTTAAGGGTACTGACAAAAACGGTATTCAAAAGAAGGATATGATCAGTGGAAACAAAATATTTAGTCGCTGGATTTGTTTTTATCGTCGTTATTTTAATGTTTATTTATTCAATAATGAAATTCAAAGTTGTAATTATCGATAGGAAAAATACTTTATTAGAATCAAATGTAGTAAGTTTTGGTCAGAATGTGACGAACATCACGTATTCAGAAAACTGTAAGTTAAGGACCGTTGTAAAAACATTCTTGGAGTCGGAAGATGCCTTGGCAAGAGACAGTTATGGTGAGTACATATGTCTAAAGGCTAAAGCTATAAATATGAGCTCTAAGTTATCACTAAAACTCAAAAAAACTGCCTAAGCTTTTTTGAGTGTGCTTAATCTTAATGCGGCGGTTACGTAATCGCCTGTTAATTTACCTCTCAAAGAAACGTCAAACGCCGCTTTAAGCAAGTTAAAATCAAACCCTGACATATCAACCCCCTTTTGCAGACTTATAGCTTTAAAGCTATTTAGAGCATCTAAAAGCGCATCGCTAGCAGTAATAATGTATTCCTCAGACTCAGTTGCACTGCCTGGACTTGCAACGCCCTTGACAATCCAATTGTAAGAAACACCCAATGCCGCAGAGATAGGCTCTAAATATCTTGAATGTGCAACGTCGCCTGATTCAATTTTCTGAATGGCCTGCTGCGTGGTTCCTACAATTTCACCTAGAGCAAATTGGCTTAAATCCATCTTCCGTCTAGCTGTAGTAATTCTACTTCCAATAGTCGGCACTAAAAACAACCCCATAAAATTAATTCCATATATTTAACAAGTTATTTTGTAGTATAGCAAACAAACTTGCTTGTTACCTAAAAAACAACTAAAGTATGTTTTTTAGTGTTTAATAACAACTTGAGAAAAAAGCAAAATGACACACCTAGAACGAGCCATAGACATAATAGCAGGGGGCAATCAAACGCAATTTGCAAAAATGGTTACAGAAGCAGGCAAGTTCAAACTTAGCCAGCAACTTGTTCATGTATGGCTCGCAGCCACCAAAAAAAGATGTTCTCCAAAGTTTGCAGTGACTATTGAAAAGCTTACTAATTATAAAGTTACACGCCAACAACTACGTCCTGATGTTTTCCCGCCAGAGTCAAAAGCAGCATGAAAAACGCACAGTACATATCTGATGGGCTCTATTACAAGCGCGGCGTTCACAATTTAGTTTTTGTTTGGTTATTTGACGAATGGATTAAATCAGAGAAAGCCTGGACCGAAGTTATAAAAGGCAAAATTTTAACATTTAGATAAACGGGGGGAACGTTATGCTTGATCAAAGTTATAAGCCAATAGATTTACCGCGTAGCAAACGTCGTGAGCAATGCGAGATAAGTGAATATTCCTGGATTAAACGTGCAAAGAGACACGAAAAGTCAATTGCTGTAGTTGTAACTGTACTAGTGATTTGGGCAATGGAAGTGATGTGATCAACAAGATCAGTTTGAATGCCGCTTAACTGCGGTTTTCAGGTGCCAGATAAGAAGTTTTTTAAACAACACAACCAAGGAGTTACACATGCACAAAACACGATTAGTTTTAGCCGCTGTTTGCGCTATTGCTTTTTCTGCCTTTGCTATCGCTTCACCCACCCTTGAGCAAGTAGAGCTATTTATGCCTATTTCAGCTCAAGCTAACGTTGAAGCAGCAACAGCACTACACACATCAATTGAGGCGGTTAATGTTCAATCTGATGCGTTCAGTGTTACTGCAGTGAGCGAAGTAGAAACGATTAGTCGAATAACAGAATCAGCCTTTGAGCTGACGAACTCGGCCAGTGAATTAACAATCAATTTAACTGAGGTGGGTTGGCAAAGGGCTTTCAACTTCTAACGATAATTAATTGTGGATCAAAATATCAACCCTGCCTAAGTCGCAGGGTTTTTAGGTGAAAACAGTAGGGCCGCATATATGGGCAGTGCGTTAAACGAGTTTTTTGTTACCGAAAGCTTTGTCTCATCGGAGTTGTTCACATTTCATGGTTTTGTGAACTAGGCCAAAAACAATCCGATGCTCTAGCGAAGGTTTAGATTTTTCCTTACATCGAGACTGACCCGCTTGCGCGATTAGGGTCTTAGTTTATTGAAAAGGTGGTTTACATAGGTTTCATAATTTCGCTTTTGCATTCTTACGAGTGTATCAGGGACCGTATAAGCCGCCTTTTCAATACATTAGATGTAAAACGAGCATACCCTATCGCCGCTCCCCAAGTAGATAGGCAGGCCACAACAACTACGCCTGATGAAGCTAAAGCAGAAACCTTAACAGGTCGCGTAGCTTGCCGATGTTGTGGTTTGGTTGGCGAGGTGAGGGGGGCAACACAACAACTAACGAAGTGCCGAGGAACGATATGTTTAATTCAATAGAAAGTAAACAGCCCAATCATTTGGATAATGGTTTTGATGTGACATGCACTCAGGCAGGCCAAAGAAGGCGCTACGGTGATTCATATTATGAGTACACAGTTAAGTCTGAAAAACCTGAAAGCGAAGTTAAGCAATATTGCACTGAAACAATTCACAAGTGCGACTTAACAACCAGTGAATATCTTGCTAATGAACGTGCAGGCGTCAAAGATTTTGGTGACCACTTTCGTAAAAATTACAAGTTTAAAAAGGTTAAAGAGGGTGAATATTTTTATCAAGTTACCAGCCCTTCAACCCATTAATTAGACAATAAAAAGGCTCCATCAATGCGCGACAACGCTAGGAGCCTAATTACCAACGGAGTAAGTATGAGTAATTTCGAGAGAGAAATCAACACCGCAAATACAGCACAAATAATTAATTTTGAGAGGCCAGTAGTGAAAGCGGATTTGAGTAAAGGCTACACAATGTATTCTCACGATATAATCGACACGATAATAGAAAACAAGGCTTTGTTGACCGCTGTTGAAATGCGAGTGTTATTAGCAATATCACGTAAAACGTATAGCTTTCATAAAAAGTCAGATTGGGTAACAAATTCGCAAATAATGAAATACGCTAAAATGTCGAAAGGGCATGTTAGCAACACAATAAAATCACTTTTATCAAAAAATGTAATATTTAAAGACGATAAAAAAGTAGGCATAAATAGCATTGTTAGTGAATGGGGAGTTCACAACCTAGTGAACAATCAAAGTAAACAAAGTTCACAACCTAGTGTACCGAAGTTCACAACCTTGTGTACCGAAGTTCACAGCACAGTGAACAAAAGTTCACAACCTAGTGAAACACATAAGAAACAAGAAACTATTACAAAAGAAACTAATACAAAAGAAACTATATATAGCGCGCATAGCACTCTCCCAAAAAAAGGTATTTTTTCGCCAAACCAATCTACAAAAATACCTAAACACTTTCCTGTCACTGGCGAAATGAAATCTTGGGCATTGGAACAAAAAATAACGGTAGATTTAGAAACTGAGACAATACAATTTGTCGATCATTTCACTAGCAAAGGTGAGATAAGGGAAGAATGGTTACCAGCCTGGCGCAACTGGATGCAAAACAGTAAAAAATTCAATACAGGTAAGAATCAATCACAGAGCAACCAACGTCAAGCGATGGCAGACAGCACCAGAGCTATCCAAAATTGGAGGCCTGGCAATGTTTAAGCCTTCATTTCAAAATTCAATGGCCATACTCAACGAACAGTATTCTAGCCAAAATTATGTGGCAATGACTGACGCAAAAATTAGTATTTTTTGGCATGTATTACAAAAATATGACTTACAAGACATTGAAAATGCTGTTTTTAGCTGGATAGCTGACCCTGTAAAATCCAAATTCCAGCCTAAAGCCGGTGAGCTAACCGCTTTTTTACCAGAGATTAAACCGCTGCAAATTGAAAGAAAAGCCAGCGTTACCGGTTGCGATAACTGCGAACGATTGATGGCTAAATATCCACATGTCAGGAAAGAAAAAACAGCATGAACGGCAGATTTAGAATAGTTAATAGCCGTGACTCTCTTGAGCTTCTAATCAAAGAGGTTCGAGATACTTGGGAGTTTCAAAAATGGTTAATGGTCCAGGTATCAACTGAAAAGCAACGCAGTCAATTACAAAATAATTCTATGCACCTTTGGTTTGAATGGGTAGCCAAAGAGTTAAATGATCGCGGTATAGATATGCGGGTGCTACTCAAAAGCAAGCCGACAATAGATTGGTACGCATCGAGCGTGAAATCTCACGTATGGAGGCCCACGCAGCAGGCCATAGCTGATAAATCATCAACTGCCGACTTATCTACAGTCGAATGCCTACAGACCCATGAAGAATTAAACAGATGGTTTGGTAATTCTTTTGGTTTCCACGTTCCCTGGCCGAATCTTAGGAGTAAAACAGCATGATTTATTTATTAGTATTAATAATTTGGATAATCATGGGTCTTGGCACTTGGAATCTACTTTTTACCATTTTTACTTTAAATTTAAGTTCAGTTGATAAGAAAGTACAAATAGTTGCAAAGTTCATAATCGTTATTTTTTGGCCTTTCTTTCTTGTTTTTAGGGCGTTTGCATAATGGCTAACTCTAGAAACCGCTGTACTAGGTGCAAAGAAAACAAGCCGCTTCAAGATGGATTTAGAACACCATTGGGCTTTTTTTGCTCCCACACATGCCAGTACGATTACGTTATTGATTCGAACAACAAATCTAGAATAAAAGCAGTCGAAAAGAAAATAACGAATGCCAGGGACAAAAAGGATAAAGAGCTGATAAAACCAAAAAGTAAATTACTATCAGAAGCGCAGGCAGCATTTAATAAGGATATTAGAGAGCGTGACTACTACGAGCCATGTATTTCCTGTTTAAAGTCAAGGCAAGAGATTGAAGCGGCGCATGGTACGAAACTTGGAGGTGCTTGGGATGCTGGTCATTTCAAGGGTAGAGGCGCAAAAGGCCAGTTAAGGTTCGTATTATTTAATGTTCATAAGCAGTGTAAGCCATGTAATGCAGGTGGCGGTAAATACTCGTCTAAAGAAGCAACGGTCAACGCCAATTACACAATAAACCTCATTGAAAAAATTGGTAAAGAAAAAGTTGAGTGGCTTGAAAATAACAACGAATTAGATTTAAAGAAAAATGATGTTGAATATCTAAATCGGGTCAAAAAGATATTCACAAGGCGAGCCAGAAACCGCAAAAAAAGAAGGTTAATTCTACAGGACATAGCAGCATGAGGTTCACTTTAAACATCATGTTTGTCGTTCTCTGTATTTACACGAGTCATTGTATGTACATGACAAATGCAACCGCATACACCAGTTTTTTCAGAAATATGAGTAAATCAGCATGAACGCACAGTGGCCAGAAGACGGCATCATTGACAATCATCTGTTAGCAGGAGAGCCGACACACTGTACAAGATGCAATTCATATAGTGTTGTGAAACGTGGCGTAGTAAAAGGTAATCAGCGGTATGAGTGTAAAAAATGCTTATTAAAGTTTGTTGATAAAGGCTAATAAATAATGGCACAGGCGGCGTATGAGATGGCAAGATTGACATGTAGTTCTAAACCAATTGACGGTGTGGGTGGCGGCGGTGTATCGGTTGATAATCTAACTGTAGCTGGCGCACTGGCGTTTAGGCATCCCAAAACAGGAGATAAATTATCAAACTTGGCAGAGTGTTTAGCTCGTTATGTTTATTGTGATGATATATCAAGTAAACAGCCGGTAGTGAACACGTTATTTTTAAGGTCCAAGCGGCACAGAACAAAAATAGCGCCGGCTACGCTGATGAGAATAGTTAGGGCAGCTTTAGAGGAATATAAAACGCCACAGCATACTCGCACAGGCATAGAGATAGCGCAGAGAGTTAAACCAGTATCACGGGCTAACATAGCTAGAGAAATAGGCATAGCCAGGCAAAGTTACTCAGACACACATCATCATGTATATGAGACAGCATTTCAGTTTTTAGCCGCTTTGGGTAGTGAAGCGGATCAACATATCCAGGCTGCTATGACTAATGGATAACAGCCGGATGATATTAATTGTTGGCGGTAATAGGGCAGGTAAAAGCCTTGTTCAAAAATTCATTAACATGATAAGTAACAACGTTGAAGTGGTCATTATTGACAAATTACCAGTGCCAGAAGAAACACCTGATCTTAATGATTTTTACATGGGTGACCCTCCTGATTGGATGCTAAACGAAATGAAACAAAAGTATAAAATGAATTTACCGGCCAGGGACAATTCATTTAGGGGCGGTAATCGCAAGAAGGGTGGCAAGACTAAATATAAGCGCAATTAATGAGGTTTAGATTGTGACCGAAATTGAGTTTGATGGACAATATCTATGTGTTTTTACTGTTGACGAAAGAACATGTGAATTGCAGGACCGTTTACAGCAATACTATCAAGACACACCTGATTCAATGAGCAATAAAAATGCGTTCGTGCATTGGAAAAAGTTTAAAAAGTGGGCGTGTCTAAATGGCTATTCATCTCAAGAAATAAATCATGCAAAGAGACAACGTTTAGATTGTGAATAGGCTATCAAACCATGATTATTTAAGATGTGCATATTGCAATTTTTATGTTTTAAGTTTGGAGTTTGTGCGGCTTCGATGTGATATGAAATGCCCAAGGTGTGAAAAAGTAAAGGTTTCTGATTTTATACTAGAAAAAAATAACTGATTATTTATACAGTTGTGTATTGCATGACCTGACACAATTTGCTATAAATGCCCATTCTCGGAGTATTTATATTCTGATTAGACAAACCGCTTAATTGCGGTTTTTTTGTGTGTAAAATCCCAGACCTTTGCCTCGCCTTGTGCGGGGCTTTTTTATGCGAGTAATTTTATGTTTCCATACGGCAAAACATCACAAGCGCGACTAGATACGTGCGATGTAGATATTAAAACTATCTGGAATGAGTTGGCCAAGTATATTAACAACTCAGTTTTATGTGGCCACAGAGAAAAATACGAGCAAAACAAAGCTTTCGCAGATGGCGTAAGCAAGGTCAGATGGCCGAATGGTAAACACAATGTTAAACCATCAAAAGCAATCGACTCCGCGCCATACATAATTGAAATAGGTAACGTTGATTATGACGATTACAAAGCGTTGGCTAAGTTCGCTGGATATGTTGACTTAATCTCCAGGCAGCTTTTTGAAGCTGGAAAAATCACACATCTCATTAGATGGGGTGGTGATTGGGACATGGACGGAAGAACGATTGACCAGACTTTTAACGATCTAGTTCACTTTGAGTTGTACAAGCCATGAATGTATTAGGATTTCTTAAAACAATTGGTACTGCTGCTATAAGTACCCATCCAGCCGGTGCCGCTGCATTAACATTAATCAATACCTTTCTACCCGATGATAAAAGAATTGAATCTAGCGCAACGGGTGAACAAGCACTAAGCGCAACCGAGTCACTAACACCCACAGACAAAGCTAAATTACTCAATGCCAAAATTGAATTGGCCATTGTTGAGGAAGAAGGACGCACAGAACGGTATGTTGCTATGTGTAAATCAGATGGCCAAGAAACCAGGGCTAAGATTGTCAATAAAGCGATGAATGCGCTAATTACTTTATCATTAATATTTGTCGTTGCTGTAGCGTATGTCTATGCAACCAAGGGCGCAGCCTTAGCGTTTAGTTATGAAATGGGTTTTGTCTTTATAACTGTATCTGGCACTTTCGCTTATGTAGTAAAAGCCTATTTCGGTGATTTGAGAAAAGAAACTCAATCGCGTCATGCAACGATAGATGATAAGCCACAACTGCAAAAAGGTTTTGCAGGGTTAATCAATGCGTTTAAGGGCCATTAATGAGCGATAAGTCGGCCCTTGTATCATATTCGGCACAAGCAGCGGGTTTAACATATGGTTTTGTCACAATGGAAGTAGTGGTAGGCGGGATAGCAATATTTTTAGGTATTGCCACCTACGCGACAACATATTATTTCCAAAAGCAAAGAAACAAACGTGAACAAGAGATTCACATACTCCAAATTAATGCACTAAAGCGTGACGCGAACGGCAATTTAAAGGTATCGAAATGAAAAGACAAGAAATTCACCAGGAACCGTTCGCTGGCGGCGGTAATATTGGATTTAGATGTGAAGCTAATGGCGGCACAGCACAACTACAGTTCAGAAAGTCGGATGGAACATTTGTAAATCAACCA